GACAGTTTCAGATTCCATTCCGCAACACTCCACAACGTCCCAATACGATTATCACGCCCTACACACCGAATTGCGACACAAGCCTGGGCTTGCTCGGATATCCAAGCCTAAGTATGCTTACCAATACAATTTAGAAGAAACGAGGATGAATACGGACCCGTTCGTTCGTAAATCGATGCGTCTATGGGATTCTACAGAATATGATCAAATTTCTGGATATTCTAAGAGAGCACAACTATCTCACGGAATTGACAATTTTAAGAAGTTTGCGACACATGAAAAAAAGTTCTGGCAGATGCCCTTCAAATATAGACAAGCTTATCAGCAAGCTAAGGAACTTGCTAAGCACACGTTTACACCACGAGACAAGTTACATCGCGTTTCTGTTGCCAACGCTTGCGACATGATGAACCTCGACTCTGCAGCTGGATTTTCATTTCCAGGTTTAAAGAAATCAGAGTGCGTTCAAGAGGCTTACGACATCTCAAGTTATATGGCACATTTTTTATCCGCAAAAAACAAGAAGTTCAGAGTTTTCGAACCATATTGCAAGTTAGCACTAAGAGGACACCTTGCATCTACTGATGAACCAAAAACACGCTCCGTTTGGGTTTACCCTTTCGAAGTGTCTATCCTTGAAGCCAAGTGGGCTTTGCCCTACTACCGGTTTCTCGAGGAGGAAGTTCCAGAGATACATTTCGGTGAACAGTCAATGATTAGGCTAGCAAAACAGATGATGACTGGTCTTTCGGGCCACGATGAAGCTGTTGAAGTCACGATGGATTGGTCTGCTTTTGACTCATCTATCCCGAACTTTATGATCGATGACGCAATGGACATTCTTTTCTCTTCCTTTGACGAAGAGTATACCGACCATGACGGTGTTGCCGTTTACGGTGGACAAACCATGGCTGACAAGAATCGGGCCGTTCAAGATTTTGTCAGAAAATTCTTTTCTCGCACAAAGATTATGCTTCCCGACGGAAGTGTATATCAGAAATTTCATGGTATACCTAGTGGCAGTTTTTTCACCCAGGCCATTGGTACCATATGCAATTTTCTTGCCGTGCGCACCTTAGACTATTACTTTGAGCTAGGTGGCAAGAGATTCAAGTTTTTAGGTGACGACAGTTCATTTCTCGTCCCCTTCGGCAAATCAAAGATTAACCCCGTGGCACTGCATGAGGCAGCATGGGAGGCTTTTGGTCTTACTCTCAAGACTGAGAAGCTTAGAATTGCTGAGAAACAACAAGACAGGAAGTTCCTTGGTTATCAAGTTCAAGGATACCGCTTTATCCGTCCTACGGTTGAGTGGATGACCATGGTTCTCTATCCTGAGAGAGACGTCGAGTTTC